CCCACGCACCGTTTTTGTTTTCTTTACTTAACGATTAGTCGATTAAGTAGAAAGCAGCTACAAGAGCTTCGCTACGAAGTACATCAGCGCCATAGACGTGAAGACCTCTAACGATGTCACCAAAACTGTCAGGATCACGGATCACTTCAGTTTGTGTGATAGCTTGTGCAGTAGCTGTGGAACTCATATGTCCTGCAATAACTTTGCCTGTCGCGTTAGACGTTGAAGCAATGTTATTGGATTTGTACATATCAAAACCACGTAGCTTTCCACTTGATACTAAACCATTTCTAAGAGAACCCTGACCTGCGTTGTAGTCTACTGAAAGTAGCTTAGAACTAGAACCTGCCAACTCTTCGTAAAACGAAGGTGGAGCGACAAACCATCTTCCTTCTTCAGGAATATTTTGGTCGTCTAGCAATCTTGCCATTCTAGCCATAAGGTCTAAGGCATCTACGCCAGTTCCATCTGAACCAAGTAAATCGACTGAGTTCGTTGCATGAGTCATAGTAGAATCAGCAGTAGAACTATCAGAACCGATAATGTGGTCAGGAGAGCTTGCGGAAGCACCTGCGAACATTTCAGCTATAACACCTTCATCAAAAGCATCTTTAAGAGCGTAAGCTGCAGAAGAGGATGCGACCTCTTTCCAGTTTACGTGAGACATAGATTTCTCAATGTCATCTACTTTGAATTTGAAAGCGTTTGCGACATCAACAGTAAGGGTTTCTTCCATGTCAGTAAGTTTGGTCTGCGTAACGTCAGCACCTCTTTCATACTGATAAACAGTAATCGTAGGTTCTTTGACGATTCGGACAGTATCACCAAATGCAGTAATATCACCAGAATAATCTGTATTTGTGATAGCTTCAGCTACCGAGGCTTTTCTAAAAAAGTTAAGTACCTTCTTGGAATAAACCTTGGGCATGAAGAATGCATTAGTTTGTCCAGTTACGGAGTTACCAAAGTTACCATTAGTATCAGTCGATTGCTCAAATAGAGCATCGGATTGATTATAAGCCATTTTAAGTCACCTTTAAATGTTAATAGTTAAACTTTAATTGCGCACTCTACCTTCTTCAAGAGCTTTATCTATCTCAGATTCGAGACGATCAAACTCATCCATAGGTAGTGCAGCAATCTCCTCTTGAGTCCATATTTTAGGCTCTGATGAAGCATCTACTGTAGTAGTCTTAGTAGAAACCATATCAGCGGCCTTTGAGTTTGAACTTCTAGACTGCTTCTGATTTTGCTTTTTCTGTTCAGTTACACTTAATCCTGTATCTGATTTAAACAAGTCAATTGCTCTTCCTGCTAAACCAACATTATGAGGATTGTTATAAACCCAGTCTTGAATATCTTCAGGTTGAGACTTTGCCCACTCATGGAAATCATCACTATCTCGAATATCTGCAAAGTCAGGATGTTTAGTAAACAATTCTATCTCTGCTTCTTTTCTTAACGTTTCTGATTCTCTTTTCTGTAAAGCTTGGATTTTTGAGTTTAACTCAGAAACCTTTGCTTCACTTTGTAAATGAGACACAGTTTCAACTACATCATATACATCAGGATATTGTTGCTTAAATTGTTCAAGTTCTTCAACAGTCTTGGGAGCTTTATACTCAGGTCTAGAAGATGTTGCTTCCGACATAAGTTCCTGCTCTCTGCTTCTAAACTCGTTAAGCTTACTATCGTAATGCTTTTTCAAGTCATCATACCTTTTTTTATAGTTAGGCTTTTTATAAGGTGTTGCCTGTTGCTCTGGTTCTACTTGTTCAGCTTCGTCTTCTGTAGCTTTTTCTACTACTTTACGACTTGGATCAACAAACAAACTTTCAGCAGTTGGACTAGCCTTTGGCATAACATCTTCCGTATGCCACGATTTTTTCGCATTATACGGATTAGGTACTGGTCTTTGTGTTTCTTCCGCAGAAGTCACATTTTCATTTTCAGTCATTTTACTCTCCTTCCTTTGTGCTTGATTCTTCAAGGTGGCTTATTTACAAGATAGCTAATCTAATAAGTGCTTGTCTTAAACAAGGTGGCATCAAAAGGTATTTACTTTTTTAAAGTTAAGTAGAGTGCTGTTTGACTAGAACAGGTGGCTCTACAATGATTTAGCTGTTTAGTAACCCATAACGAGGATTTTGTAACATCATAGCTTTTTTAACTTCTTCGTCTTGTAAAGATTCTGGAATCATTTTTCCTAAAACTTTACCTTCTGTAGAAGCAACTATAATATCAGGATCTTCTTTAGCATCCTTTTTCTTTTCCTCGGTAGCGTAACCTCCAGCCTGTAATTGTCTTCTATCTGCATTTACTTCAGCATCTTTCATCATAGACATTAAAGCGTCTTCTCCGATTTCTCCTGCAGCTTTTGCATTAAAGACAAATTCTCCATCCGAT